CCTCCAACCACGGGTTTGTTTGGGTTTGTGTCCTTGAAACAATCGGTTCAAAATCTCCGATGCTTGTTTCAATGTGGCCAACTCCTCCTCTGTGAATTGGCCAAATAATTGTTGTTGTGTCATATCTTGTTATTAAAATGGTAAATCATCGCTTCCCTTGGCGATTGGTTTGTATTGTGATAAGGTGTCGGTGCCAGTCAAAACATACTGCTCAAAGATTTGGGCGTATGCCAATACCTCGTGCAACTTGATGTCGCCATTGATGGCCAAATCCCCCGCAACTTTTAACACGCTCATACGCATGATGTGTTTGCCCGTGTCGGGATCCTTTGGTTTCGGTGCTTGAAATGCGTTTTGTTGAACCTCGGCGGGTTTACACTTGTAATAAATTGTGCCTTGGTACTCACGATCCGTTAACACATAATCCACTTCCTGGCCCACCACAAACTTGGTTTGGTTTTGGGTTTTGGCGTTGTACTCGGCCACATCTCCGTTGGCGAATGAAATTTGAAATTTGTACAACATACCATACTGGCCGTTGTAAGTTCCGTTGGCGGTTACATTGGTTACCGCACTTCTTTTGTTTTGTTCCATGATATTTGATTTGTTAGATTGTAATTTAGTTTTTGTAGAATCTCAAATTGCTTTTCCATTGATAACCCGTTACGCTTGAATTGAAACTTCCATGTGGTAACTGTGTAATAATTGGTTTGCAATAACTCGGATAACTCTTTGTTGCTTTTGCTGAATACTTCGTTTAATGCTTCGTATGTTGTCATAAAATTAAAATGGTATATTGCTATGCCCCGCCGCCATTCCCAGGTTGTACAACCATCCAATGTCGGATAATTCCAAAACCATTGCACCGCTATCAATGTCCGTGCCTTGTGATTTGAAATAACGCTTTTCCACAATCGTGATGGCTTCGCTCATGTATTCGCTTTTCTTGATTATTTCAATCACTTTATGCATTTCATCAACGAACAGAAAGTTTAAGGTGTAAAGGGTTTTCATTTGTCGGCCCTCCCTTTGTACATTCTGCGTTGGTACAACATTTGAGTGAACTCATCAAATTCGGGGATGATTTCATCGCGTTCAAATTGGTAGGGCTTGGCTTCCTCGATGTTTTGGAAACGCTTGGAATTGCGTTTGATACAATGCCACGCATACATCACCGCAATGGTGATAGGCGTTAAAATGATTAGGTAGATTAAATCCATGTCGTTTGTCATATTGTTCCACGAATATACATTTGAAATTTCAAATTCCAAAACATTTGATGAAAAAAGAAAGGGAAATAAATCCCTTTTCTTTGTGAATGGCCTTAATCCTTTGTGAGTGACTGCAACATGGCAATCAATTTCGGGCATGGGTACACATCCGCCTTGTCGGGGCGAACTGAATTGTGTGTGTAAACGCCAGGTTCATTCTTCAATGCCCGTTTGGTTACTGCCCAAATATCTTCATTGTATTCCAATGGGATGCCGTATTTGGTTGACCATAGGATCAACAAATCCTTGATGGATGCGATTTGTTCATCCGTGTATGAATGCCACAACTTGTATCCTTTGTATGGTTTATCCAATTCGGTTACTTGGTCGGCGGGTATTTCACCACCCACATAATTGTAAAACTTTGTTCCCTTCTTGGTGATTGGCCCCCAATTGCAAACCTCAATACCAATTGATGTTTTGTCTAATGGCAAATAAGGACATCCCAAAGGTTGGAAATGCTTTGTTCCCAATCCCAAATGATAAGCCCAATACTCGCTTCCAAATCCTTGCACAATTGTTCCATCCGTACTGATGGCAACACAAGTTGAAACCTTGTTGGCTACCTTTTCCCAATACGCAAAGGTTTGTTCACCGCTTCCGTTTCCCGCCGTGTGGTGTAAATACACCTGGGTTTTCTTCACCGCTTCGCGATTGTATGCCCGAAATGGTACTTGTTTAATTTTCATTTTGTTTGCTGAATTTATCAATTGATGTAAAACCCAATGACATTATCACGATCCATTCCACCGCCTCCACCAATTCTTTGGATGGTGCAATATCTTGTGGTGACATGGAATTGTGTGCCATCGTTCCGAATAGTACGAACGCCCCAATGATTCCCACGAACCGCTTGGAACTCAATTCGCCTTTATCGCCTTTGAAAATCTCGAATATCTTTTTCATTTGCCTTGGCCTTTATATGGTTTGGATGATTTGTGTTTGTTAACTGACTTCGTATGCCTTCCCAATTTGCGTTTGGGCTTGGCACGAAATGTTGATGTGTTGGAAACCTTTGCCATTACAACCCGTTTAATTTAATCATGTTTGAAATGGATGCCGTGTCTATGTCCGCTGTATCAATGCCCATAAAAATCATGGTGTTTGCATACTTTTCCGCCTTGGCTTCCGCCTGGGCCACTTCCTTTTTTAACGCTTCCTTTTCTGCAACCTTTGATTCAACCATCTTTGCATTCATCGTTTGAGCCATTTTCGTGCATTCTCCCGCACTTTCAATGTTTTTTGATACCTTGGTTAGCAACGCATCAATTTCGTCAATTGTAGGGCTTTGTTTTGCGTTTACGCTTGTGAACAAATATCCCGTAATGAATAGGGCCGTGAAAACAATCAATGCGTTTTTCATAGTTTTTTCATCGTTTGCATTATACGGATCTCGGTCATGGCACTTGCCAAACACGAATCCGACTTTTTAAGGGCGTAACTCAATTTGTCAATCTTGATATCCAACGCCTCAATCTTTGCATTGGCCTTTTCAATTTGTTCTTTGTACCCCGAACGCAAATCAATATAAAGATACCCCACAGCCAACAGCATACAAAAAGCAACGGCAGCAACTGGGTTCTTACGAAATTGGTCAAAATTGACGGGCAAAGCATTCTTGGGCGTAGCCATTATTCCTTTTCCTTCAATGTATTTTCATACGCATTGATAAGAACTTTGATTTCATCAAGTTGCATCAACAAACCCGCTTCTTGTTGTTTGAGTTGTTCTAAGCGTTGTTGCAAATGTTCCATTATGCTTCTTCGGTTGCGGGTGCTTCGGTTGCGGGTTCTTCAACAACGGGTGCGGGTGCAATACTCCAAGTGTAAGTTGCGATGTTAGCATAGTAAGTGTCAACGCCTAATACCTCATCGGCACTTGGGTCATTTACTGCTAATACACCACGCCAAAAACTTGATGCGATTACAACGCCATCTTTAACTACATCCGTAGTTTTACGGACTTCAATCGAACCATCGGCTTTTACATTGAAAGCACTGATGTAAATTATTTCTTCTATCATGATTTTTATTTTTTATACGAAGTAGGTGAGTGATGTGTACAGGTAACGGCCTGCTCCCGCAGAATGAGCAACGCCACCAAATGATGAATTAGAGCCACTCGCTTCAATGAAAATTGTTGTTGGGGAAGATACATTTACATACGATGCTACAGATGTTCTTCCTGCGGTAAAATCAAAAAGTTCAAGAATTACAGCACCAACCCCACCTGTAAATCCACACGAAAATGGAAGACCTGTTATTCTAACGCCACCCGCTGCACCTGTTGTATTGACATTGTCAAATATTACATTTACGGTAACTTGTCTACCTATTTTGGTGTATGTTCCAGTAGTGGTTACAGGTGTAGTTGGGTTACTAACGGTTCCCGTCATAGTCGCAGTAAAAGTCCCCTCCTCGTAATCATCCAACGCGTTAGCGGCTGCGGTATCTCCGTTGAAAGAAAGACCGTTATTACTTACACGAATACGCTCCAAACCTCCCGTAAAAACTATAATACTATTACCCGATGACGCAATACCTTGATTATCGATTACAGTGCTTGACGAATCACCTAAATACAAATTTGATGCTGTTGACGTAGATTCAATTTGCATAGTACCCGTTCCACTTTTAACGTGCAAAGCACGGGCAGGCCCAATCGTTCCTATACCTACGTTTCCCGATTGGTCATCAATTACCAATGGTGTAATTACAGTTCCATTTCTTGATAATTTAATTCTAAATTGTCCCGTACTCATTGACTCTCTACCCAACTCCGCATAACTATTTGTTGATGCATTTCCCAATAAACGTAATTGCAATTCGCCATCATCAGCACCCGAAACAGTTAATTTACGAACGGGTGATGCCGTTCCAATACCTACCAAAGTAGTTGACATCGCAAGTGGTGAATCATTGCCCAATCCATCACTTAATACTTTTGCCGTTGCACTTAGCGGTCCATTATCGCCTACCTTAATCAAGGCGTCGTAAGTTGTTGCGGGTGTTAAACCCGTTAAAGAAGTTCCCATATTTTTATGAATTCCAAAGTTCGTTAATTGATTGCCATTGTTCTACAATAAGTTGCCATTGTTGATTTGCAAAATCAGGTGATGATTGTGCGAATCTCTGTCGGCCTACGCCTACGCCAATACCAACCCACATAATTAGATTGTATAAAGGATAATTGATCCGCTTGCCAAAGTGATTGAACTAATCCAATCTCCATCGGCTACACAAATAAATGCACCTTGGTTGATTGTGTTGCTCGTTAATCCCAATGATGTCATCAATGATGCACCATTTTTGTCCAAACACGCAGATACTACGCAGTCAAAATTAACTACAAATCCACGGAATTGACCCGTTTTGGCACTTGTATTTGACACGACTGTACACCCCGTGTAACCTGCCGAAAATGCTGATGCTGAAATACTCATATCTATAAAACGATTTTAATTTGATTTGTTAGGGGTTACGGGTTATTTGTCCAATGCCTTGCGCCCACAAAGTGCCATCACAACACTTTTTGGAATATGTGTTTTTGTCTTTGCATAAACACGCCCGTGTTCCACCACCTT